GTCAGCAGATCCTAATCCAAAGATTGAAGATCCTCATCACTTCCATGAAGTGTATGACATGAGTTCTTTCACTTACGATCCAACACTTAACAGAGGTGCTGGTGGATGGTCTTCACCTAAGTTTGCTACCAACGCTCCTAGTCCTGGTGAGGATGATGACTTTAGTTTTGGATGGGAGTGGGTAAGAGCAGAAAGAAATGCTAAACTTGCTGCAACTGATACTCGTATTGCAGAGGACATGCCTGAGGCAGTCAAGCAACGCTGGAAAGATTATCGTACTAAGTTAAGAAACTTACCTGCAGATTGGGCAGGCATTGGTACAGCAACACACTTGATTGTGTGGCCTTGCACTCCAGATGATGAGGACAACCCAGATTTTGTACAGGTTCCAGACTAATTTCAAAATTCAACTTTTATTTACAAAATTCTGGGAAAAATTTTTCCAGAATTTTTTTGTCTCTGAGGATTTTATAGAATGTTTAAAACAAATGACAACCTAGATGTCAAGGTAACAACTATTAAAGGACATCAAGCTGTTATCATAGATAATTTTTACGAAAACCCTGATGAAGTAAGGGAGAGAGCATTAACAGAAAAATATAGTGATGATGAAGGATTATGTAGTGGATTTCCTGGTTGGAGAATATTTGAGAAAGATAATGATATTCAAAATTACCTATACAATTTATTTCTTGAACTGGCAATAGACAATGGCATATGGGATAAGAAAAACCTACTTAATATTAGAGAGTTTGACAAATCATGGAACTCCGCAGGGTTTATGGTTAATTTATTGAATGATGAGTCATTAATTAAAGATCCTCTCGCTATTGTTCCACATCAAGATGCATATACTGGTGTAAAAGAACCTGGTTTACCAAATTTTCAGTTTGGTGCTAACATATATTTAAATAGTCCAGAGGAATGTGCAGGAGGCACTGCTATCTATAGTTTTAATGGTGATGTCTCTATCCCTCAACGATATGTTAGTGGTATACCTATCCCAGACAACGAAGAAAACTTAACAAACGCTGAGAGATTTAAACATGTGAGGTATCACACTCGTAATGGTCCTCATTGGAAGGTTGAACATGAGTTGGAAATGGTGTATAATAGGATGGTAATGTATGAAGCGGATCTTTTGCATGGTCAGAGTGTTGATTTGGGTATGTTCACCAATTACCACCGCATGAATCAAGTTATTTTTATGTGATGTTTGAGTTAAATGATAACCTAAAGGTTAATTATGTCCGTGATATCGGTAAGGATAAGAGGACGGCAATAGTTATTGATAACTTCTATAAAAATCCTGATGAGGTTAGATCCTTAGCATTAAATACTAGATCAGAGAGAAGAGATGATCTCATCCGTGGCATACCAGGCGAGAGAATTTTTATTGAAACCCCTGAGGTAAAAGATCATTTAAAATTACTATTTGATTCTTTCTGTATGCAGGTAGGTTTGTGGAATAAACCAATAGATACTCACAAATATGAAGAGCAATGGGATAGAGTTGGTTTTATGTGTAATATAATGAACTCAAAATCTATAACTATAAACCCTTGGTTAAATCTACCTCATCAAGATTCGTCTAAGGCAGATTTTTATGCACCTAATCAGTTTGGTGTAGTTGTGTTCTTAAATACATCTGAGGAGTGTGCAGGTGGTACTAATTTATATTCTTATAATGGGATGATGACCCTACCATGTAGTACCTTAAATTATATCAAGAAACCTGAAGGATTTGATGAAGAGGTGAGTAAAGAAGATCAGTTGTTTCCATATATACATGACTGGATTAATGGTGATAGAGAATGGAAGGTTGAACATAGGTTTAATATGGTGTATAATAGATGTATTGTTTACGAGTCAGATGTGCTTCATTCACCAGATATAGATACAGGTATGTTTACCGATTATAATCGGATGAATCAAGTTCTTTTTATGTGACTATATAAATTGTTGATAGAATATTATGAGATCTAAAGCATTCTTTATTAATGGTGGTGCTGGTCGTATCATCTGTTCCATACCTGCTTTTGAAAAATACGCAGAGACACATGATGATTTTATTATCGTTGCTGAAGGAGGTATGAACTTCTTCAAGGGACATCCGATTCTACATAAACATGCCTATGATATTTGGCATAAGGGTTTGTTTGAGGATAAGATAAAGGATAGAGATTGTGTTACTCCAGAACCATATCGTCGTTGGCATTACTACAATCAAAAATGTAGTCTTGCACAAGCATTTGATATGGAGATCAATGAGTTAGAAGAACCTAGAGAACTTCCTACTCCTAATATTAAGGTAACAAAACAGGAGGGCATCTCTGCAATTCAAACCATTGAACAGATCAAGGGTCAGTGTGGTAAAGATAAAGTAATTATTATTCAACCATTTGGTAGGGGTGTCATGAACACCGATGGATACATTTACGATCCTACCTCTCGTAGTTTTAACATCCAAGATATTAGTACTATTGTTAACACACTCAAGAAAGATTACACTGTAGTAATCATGAGTGAATTTCCATTCGATACTGGAGAGAGTAAATATAATCATGCAACTCCTGAAGTTCCTGACATTCGTTTATGGGCAGGACTTATTGAGTGTGCAGATCATTTCTTAGGATGTGATAGTGTTGGACAACATATTGCAAAGTCAGTAGGAACAACATCAACAGTTGTGATAGGATCTACATATCCTATCAATATTTCTTATCCAAATGATGATGATGTTGATATTATTGATCTTGGAGAAGACAGAAGAACATTCTCTCCTATCAGGTTGACTATGGAAGATCAACAGGATATGATGAACGATGAATGTATGTCCATGACGGATGATGACATCAAGAATATCATTGACTCCTGTAAGAAAAGATTGGGTAAGTCAAAAGATGTTCCTATCGTTAAACAAGAACAACCACAACAAACTAAATCATGTTGTGATAACAAAACTCCAAAGGGATTTAAGTAATGGCACAATGGATTGCAGCAGTTGCTAGAGGACATAACTCTGGAGTTGCTTTATTAAAAGATGGTAAGTTAGTATTTGCTCTAGAAGAAGAGAGATTGACTAGAGCAAAGTATGATGGTGGTCCTCTAGCATCTATTTTAAAGATCAAGGAGTACACAGACAGGTTAGTTTATTTTGTTTGTGTTCATACTACTAGATTAGATGGACATCCTGATATGAAGTTGGATTATTCTATGAATGATCCTTACTATGGTCTTGCAAGAAAGATTGGTCTCTTGCCTGATGTAAACTCTTTACCTGAGGATGAGATTAAAAAAAGAACATGTGGTGCAGAGGTTCCTAAAAATGTTATTGACATGGGACACATCCATCATAGAACACATGCTGCAGCAGCATTTTATAACTCTGGATTTGAAAACGCAGTTGCTGTAATTGTTGACGGTGCAGGTTCATGGGTTAAGTTTGGTGCCAAGAAAAAAGAAGTTGAGGACTACTGGGAGACAGAGACTATTTTTGAATGTGCTTACCCACATAAGTTTGACACAAAATATAAACACTTAGGTTCTAAGTTTGCATCACCTCTAAACTACTACAACAATTTTGATTCTGGATTCTGGTCTGGGTATGGTCAAGATGTTAACTATGAATCACCACAGAATGATCGTCATGAACTGATTGCAAGTCACAAATGTGGTATTGTAAAAACTTATGAGGCAGTGACTGAATACTGTGGATTCCCTGCTATTGAGGCAGGTAAAACTATGGGACTGTCACCTTATGGTAAAGAGTGTAGTTATATTCCACCTTTGTTTAACAAGTGTGGTATGTTACCCGTAGATTTAGCAGATAGTAATATCTTTACTCCAATGTATCCTAATGGTGCAATTCAAAATCTTTGGTATGAACCAGAGATCAATGAGATTGTATCAGAAAAAGAATATGAAACAGGAGTAGCAGATTCTAGAATTAAACAATCATATGACTGTGAAGGTAGAAAGAATTTTGCATGGAGAGTACAAAACGATACTCAACAGCAGGTTCTAAATCTAATCAGAAAAGCAGTTAAGGAT